CACCTTTGCGAATTGTTTGATGCATCTTGGAGATGTTTGTCAAAAGAATAAACACTTCTTCTTGATAATCAACATCAACAATCCCTTCACAGTTTGCGAGGACCAATCCTTTTTTGAGCGAAAGTCCAGAGCGAGGATGCAAACGGATGCTGTGATTTTGTAATGGTAATTCTGCGCGAGAAATATCAGCGTATGTTTCGATGGTCTTGCGATGATCAATCTTCATGATCAAGCCTGTTGGAATCAACAGACGATCTCCTGGATAGATCGGGACTTCACCAAAAGAATTCACTTCGCGCTCAACTGGTGAATTGAATGAATCGTATCCAGTCACAACATTACTTGTTGGCTGGAAGGATAAATCGAAGCAATTGGCTAAAGAAGTTCCGTATGTTGGTAATACTAAATCATCATGAAGTCTATACACACTCAAATAAATCATACAGAATCCTTTTTCTTTTTCCCGATTGTATACTTGGAAACCAATTGCCATTCGTTCTTATTTTTGAACGGAAGAATCTTGATTTGGCTCAATGGCGCAACATTGTCTTTTGTTTTGTCTGCATCAACAAGTTTCACAAGACCCCATTCTGCCATTAGATTTGCGATGGTGTTTCGTCTTTGAATGTCATTGTCTGACATATTGCTTGGCTTACCGTCCAACTCAAAGAGTTCTTTGAAGTGTACAATGTAATACTTTCCCTGTTTGTGGAGAATATGGCAAGACTGGTAAAGAATATTATCATTCTTTGCAGCGACTCCAATGCGTGTGAGAGTTTCGCGAACCTTGAGGAAGTCGTCTTGCTTTTCTAATGTGACTTCTACTAATTTTTCGACCATGATCAATCACCCTTATATAACTGTTTTTTCATCGCGGTGATTTGGTCGTCGGAGAGGATCTTACATGCTTCCTCGGCTTTCGCGTCGGAGTATCCATAGTATTCCTTAACAACACTCAAATCACTGCTTTGAGCCTTTTTATGCCACTTACTATATGGACGCTTTTGGGCTCTTATTATATTTAGGAGAAAGTCATATTTGAGTTTGTTATCTAGATTCGGAAACTTATTCATCTCATTCGCTAAAAGAACAGTATCTCTATGGAACGAAAGAGCACGATTCACCATGAATGCAGAATATGACTTTTCATCCTGCTCAGTCAGGAGAGCATACTCTTTCGTCTGTAGAATAGACGGAATGATTTCTTTAAAGAGGTCAGCCATTGAACTTACACTCCACCATCATCTCAGTTAGACATGCGGTGAGGTTCAGTTCCTGATCAGCAACAAATGCTGCCTGATATTGATACTTGGCGAGAATTAAGACAGCATTCGGAATAGTGGACTTATCCATAATGTCGTACAGACTATCGTAGATCTTACGATAGATCTTTGCAGGGTCATCGCTACCAAAATCAGCAACCCACTTACGCATTGCGCTGAAGTTTTGATCTTTCAAAGAAGTAACCAATTCATTGATCGAAACATCAGCAATGCTGGTAAGAATACCAGAATCAATCTTACCACTGACAGAATAGCGTTGAAGTTCGTTTAGAACACGACGATAATCTGGGAAGTGCTTCTTGACAACCTCAGCCAGCACTGCCTTATCAAATGGAATCTTCTCACCAGTCAAAATCTCTGATGCGCGCTTCATGAACGCCATCGCCATCTTCGGCTTATCTTCTTTACGCAGTTTGAATTCAATTACTGCACATCGACTATGCAGCGGTTCAATGATTCGATTCTTGAAGTTACAAGTCATGATGAAAGTGCAGTTATGCGCAAACTCTTCCATCGCAGCACGCATGGCTGGCTGCGTACTATTTGGGTTCAGATAATCTGCTTCATCAATAATAATAACTTTCTTACCACCACCAAGAGACATTGCACTGGCATAGTTCTTGATCTTGACTCGAAATGTATCAATGCCCGATTCATCCGAGCCATTGATCATTAGATAATCACAGCCGATCTCATCACACAATGCACGCGCAACGGTAGTCTTGCCAGTACCAGGACCACCACAGAGAAGAAGATGGGGAATCTCCTTGCGATCAACATAAGATTGGAACGTGGTCTTGTATTCATCAGGAAGAATACAATCGGCAATAGTATGAGGGCGGTATTTTTCAACCCACAAAGACTCATTCATAATATAAACTCCACAAAGAGAAGATGGGGCGGAGGAGGTGAACCCTCACAGCGGCAGTCTGGCGGAGTGTGCTGTCAACAAGAACAGTTGCGCCCCAATATACTATTTAGCCACGTTTTCGTAAATACTTTGAAAATCGCTTTGTTCAGCGACTTCTTCTTCATAATTACGCTTATGATAAGTGCGCGCTAGTTTACGACCCAACTTCTTTGGAATCTCGCATTCGTCTTGCAATTTTTGCAAAACATCTTTAATGTGATCGCGTTCTGCTTCAACACGAGTAAGTGAGTTGGAGATTTCTTGGAGGCATCCCAAAACCTTTGCTTTATCAAGTGCCATTATTCTTCTCCAAAGGTTGAACTTGCTGCTTCGATAGCAATGTAATATGTCACTGGAACGTTTTTGTTTTTAAACATAGCCATACCACGACGAGATACTGAAACATCATAAGACCCATCTAGCATCTTAAAATTGTCAACTTTCATAACAACCTTAAACTTTGTATCACTAGCCCCGATCTCAATCTTAGATTGATCAGCAGAATCATCCTTCATATCCGTAGCGATAAACAAAATCGTTTCTCCGTCACTCTCGAACACAAAATTTGGTGACCCAGAAATACCTGCGCTCTTTCGCATCCACTCTAAATCCTCTTGAGTCAATGTAAATGAACAATCTGGTTCACTCAGAGTGATTCCTTTCTCGGGTGGTGCAACGATAAGTTTAGTTGAGCAATATTTAATGTAATCGGAACGCTTTTTATTTTCTGTCGCAATTACAACTCGATCATCAGTAAAGTCAAGGACAGGATCTTTATAGAGCGATACCTTTGCGAGCAACTTATTCAAATCATAAAGAGCAAATTCTTTAGGAAGATCTTCAGTGATTGTTGCCTCAGCGAAAATTGTCTTTAGACCTGAAATAGTTTTTAGACTATTTCCTGGTTTGAATAGCAGACTTTGATTTATGCTAGAAAAGTTTTTTAGAATTGAGATAGTATTGTCAGAAAGTTTCATAATTTAGAACCTCATTTGCTTCAACATGATTATTATACAAAGAATCAACTAGTTTGTCAACTCTTATTTCCAACTCATCTAATGAACAATTATTGTCCATCACAATATCATAATGCGCACCAATCCAAGCCCACTCACTAAAGTGCACTTCTGGATATGCATTACGCATTATTTCTAGTTTGTTGTATACATTGCATTCTCGAGCCAAAGTAAACCACTCAGGGTCATCACCACGACGAACACGAATAACAACTCCCCCAGAATCTTTAATAGCGTTGATTTCATTTGGAAATCTCACATCAGCAATAACATAATTGTTGTATGGTGCTTGTTCGCAACGACGTAGCACAGTATGAACCCAGAGGTCAGGATGAAATACATCACGACCTGCCTCTGTGCCCATTAATTGTAATGCGAGTCTTGGTGAGAATTCTTTACCGAATTTGTCAGACCACCATTGATCAGGTTGTTCGCGCCATGCTCGAGATTCTGGAGTGTCTCCCTCAAGCATGGCACGATCCCAACCGAATACAGCAGCGCAAGAATCTTTCACACTATTCGCAAAACTTTCTTTGAAAAAGTTATGTCGTTCGACCAAGAGATCTGCGACTGTGCCTTTCCCTGCCCCAATGAAGCCAACAAGACCTACAATCATACTATATTATAGAGATCCCACAAAATTAGCAACGGCTGGCATATCACCAGTGAATGCATAAGTTCCAACGTGATGAGTACGCATCCAAGGACAGAGCCAAATTTGACCACCCAGACGACGCCACCACTGGCAGAACATGTAGTCTTCAGACAAGTAACGATCTGAGCCGAAGCCACCGTTTTCCTTGCTGTCAATTACTGTATCAAAGTATGCGTGAATATATCGCGAGCCATCGAAGTTGGCTTGACCAACATGGTCTGGCTTATAGCGAAGTTGCGGATAAGCATCTTTAAACTTATCAAATACTTCACGTTTGACCATCATGAAACCAGTTCCGATTTCAAGAACCTCAATTGGCTCAGCAACAGAGAACTTTTCAGTGCCTGGTGCTGGATTGAACACAAAGTCACCAGCAACTTTTTCTAGTTCACCTGCATCAATCTCAGAATTACGCTTCACTGCTTCTTTAATTGCACTCCATTTGATGGACTTTTTAGGATATGGACCACCGACAACGTCCTTATCCAGTGCAAGAAGTGCAATAACATCACGTGGATCAAAATGAATATCTGCGTCTAGGAACAATAGATGTGTATGCCCAGATCGAAGAAATTCGTCTACCAAATAATTACGTGCTCTTGTAATCAATGATTCATTGAAAATGAATGAGAATCTAACATCGATGCCGTATTGATTACAAATTGTTTGTAGATCTAAGCAAGATTTTACATACATGCCGTGAGCCATACCACCATACATTGGAGTGGCGACAAACAATTTATTTTTGCGTAATTCTTCTACTTTAACTTCTAATTTCATATTAACTCCAGAGTATAAAATTCAACCACTATCTATATAGTCAACCGAAAAGATCTTCTAACGTGCTGACTACGTTCAGTTTTTCATTGAATTTAAAGTGACCACTCCAAACTGAATCAACTGTATCATTTAGTGAATGATCATACTTACCAATCTTCACACCCTCAAGACCAAACGCTAGTCCGAGATATTGTGAAGCAATTGTTTTACGGTCAAACTGTTTTACGAATTCCCAGTTATTTGCAACAATTTTGCCATAATCGAATGGCTGCATTGCTAAGAATTTATTACAGAGATCACCAAACTGTTTTGGCGTTGCATCCCAAGGAATCATTAGATAGTTTTTTCCTGGTTTGAGAAACCCCTCACCTTTTTCGTTGTTAGAAACGCCAAGATTACGAGCAATAGGAACAACACCCATAAGCATCGCATCAATAACGACACGATTGAAATGCTCACCATAAGTCTTAGACCAAGAAGGATCTAACAAAAATTTGCTGTGGCTAAGAATCTCGTCGCGTTTCTGCTCAGAGACGAAGCCAATATATTGCATGCCTTTATCAAGAGCATTTTGCCAGATAGGCTTACCAACTCGATCTTCGCTAGCCTGTGGATCGCGATCAAGTGTGCAATAATATTCTGGCTTACACTTATCCTTTGATGCCATGTAAGCGCGCTCGATTCCATCACCAGCAACAATTACCCGACCATAAACATAGGGGACTGCTGCTACCAGATCGTCAACATGTTTCCAGCGTTTAAATGTTTGAAGAGAGAAAATAGTATCCGTTTTTTCATCGAAAGATGTTCCGCGCTTTCTGGATATATCCTGCGGATTCAAAATTAATGCTCGCGGAATCTCCATAACATCGGCTTGATTCATTGCGCTTGGATGAACGCAAGCCAATCCCGCGATATGTTCTCTCAGATGATGAATCCATGGATAATTTTTGCGTAGATTGCCGTCGTGAACGATAACAATATGTTTTGCCTTCACGTCCTTGAACATTCTTAGCCATGACTGTTTTCCCTCTGAATCCTGACACTTAAAGCCAAAGATAGATTGCCAAATAACAACATCATAATTGTTAGCAAGATTGACAAATTTATTTACATCGTCATCATTGATGAACGATAGATATTCACCGCGCCATCCTTTGCCTTGGTGGACTGGAAGCCCAGTTCCTACACCAATATCATATCCTTCTTTATCATAGTCATCTGAGAACTTGCCACCAGTCTTTGTAGAACGCAGGTAAACAAATCCAGTCTCATGACCAAGATCTTTGAAACCAGCAATCAATTGCTCAGTGTGAGAGATAATACCACCGAAATTATTAAAATCATGGACAACAGTTAGTATTTTCATAAATTATCCGAATAGATCTTCTAGGGTAGATACTTTATTATACGCTTCTGAATGGTATTTGGCAACCATTTCTCGACCGCCATGTTTCTCCAAGTAATCATACCATTCTTGTTCTTCCCACATTCCTGGACTGATTCCGTTCCAGAGTTTTCGTTGTAGTGGGTGTTCTTTGTTTTTTCTACGGCACTCAACATAATTAAATCGATGATCTTCATACTCCTTGCTCCCAAGTTCAAGCATCTTTTCTCGCAGATAACACACAAGACTAATGCGTTCAGCAACATCATCATGCATTACAATCGGAGTATTACCGTGCATACATTCATGATTGTTTACAAGTAATAGATCTCCTGGGCGAACATTGATTGCTATTCTGACTTCAGGCAAAACCAAGTAACCGCCAGAATAATTCCCATTATTAGATAAAACCAACAAATTGGAGAGTCCATCTGTAAAATCTCCTGCGTCATAATGCGCTGCTGTTCGAAATGTTTTGTTCACTGTGATTGTTGTAAACACAGTTCCTGGCACAAGAAACGCAGGATCAATTTTATCTGCGGCTGCGCGTTGATTACTCCAACGTTGAGGAAGGAGTTCTTTGAATCCGTTATCTAACGTTTGAAGAAACGGAAAAGATAATTGAAACTTATCGTAACTGGTCTGAGTATAAGAAGTAGCGCGACCATAAGGAATCCGAGGGTAGCGATCGAACCAGCCAGCAATACCTGAGTAGACGATATTGGCATACGTCGTGTCTGAAATGAACGTATCTTGAACAAGTTTGGCTTCATTGATAACCTTCTCTAAATCTTTTTCTTGAATAAGATTATTCAGCCATTTGTCCCAATTAAATTCTGCTTCCTTGACTTCTTGAGCAAGCCAAACAAGACCACGAGAAGAAGCGGCATCTTTATTTAACTCATGAATGCGCTCAACTTCATCCTTCAAATCTAAACCAAGATTGTTAACAGGAATCTTGGCTAGGAATTCTAGAGTGCGATATTGAACTTCGGTGACCCAGTCGCGACCACCACACTTATCGCCTTTCGGACCAGCAGCAAGTCCACGATTCTGTGAAGCAACAGCAGCATCACGCAATCCTGCGTAGGCTTGATCCTGTTGTTCTTTGCTGAAGAAGTTCTTGCGAAACTTGAACGCAATGTTTTCTTCGCTTTCGCTTCCGATATAGCAATCTGTATCTTCTTCAATTACAACATCATAATGCGATTCATCAAGGAATTGACCAAGAAGATGCGCGCAATCGTGTTTGTTTTTTGCTACAATTACTTTGACCATGAGAACACCTCTCTGCTTTGTGTTCTATTATATATGTGCATTAGTTCCTTGTCAAATAAACTGTGGGGGACAGAACGTCCCCCACAAGAACCAGAATGGTTTTAACAAATGCCAAGATTAGGCATTCATTGAGACGCTGATCGCATTGCGATAGAGCGTCTTGCGAGCGCGAGCAACCTGACCGCGATCGATATACTTCTCAAACTGCTCCGAAGGAGTGCCGAGACGGTATTCGAAAGTCTTGGTGCCGTCGCTGAGAGTCGTACGGTTCGTGTAAACCGAGATACCCTCATTGCGTGCGCGGTACGCAAGATCAGCAGCGTTGTCAACCTTGAACATCGCACGAACTTGGCGCGAAGTCACGGTGTTGCCGCGAGCAAGATAAGTAACAAATGAATTAAGAGCATTAGACATATAATATACCTTCACAAAAACACCTCTTCAATAATGTCGCAAGAGCGAGGCTTATCTTGCAACATACCATTTAGTATATACTACCAAATGACAAAAGTAAACTATTGCGGATGCCTCTCAGCAAAAGTTTCCATCCAATTTATCACAAGATCTCGCGCCTCATACTTGCTGACACCAAAAGCATCAGAGACATACGGTGCGGCACCAAACATATTGATGGAACCAGACTCACGAAGATCATCCAGAAACACATTCACTTTTTCTTGCAATGTCATATTACATCGCTCCCTTCGCAGCAACAATCTTGACAAGAGTGTCAAGAACTCGAGCCTTGATCTGCTCAGCAGTCAAACCTTGATCAAGCATATCAACCAATTCTTGTTCACTGAATGAGACAGTCTCATTTTTATATCGGAAAGTGGTGTATCCAGTTTCGATATTTTTGTTCACACTAACATCATCAACAGTGGGTGCTGCAGGTGCAGGAGTCGCCTCAGCATCAACCTTCGTGTACAGATCCAAGAACGCAGTCTTGGTGTCAGTATCGAATCGATTCAAGCACATCTCAATTGCCTTCAATCGATTGTTGAAGATAGAGAATGCCTTGC